CACAAATAGCCTTTACTTTCATCATATCTTTATATGATTGGGGTTTTGCTGCGTATGCTTCTTGAAAACCAATTTGTGCTTGTTCACACTGATATTCTGTTGAATAAATCGATGCTGTATACTTGACTGATGGTTGACCAGGGGAAGACATAAGCATTAAAAGTAGCCATATCTTTACCATTTATTTTCCTCTTAAATATGTTTTATGAGGTTGATATTTTAACCATTTTTTAAATTTATACCAGATATTTCTGATTCTACGTGTCACTGTTGTTGCCCTGTAAAAGGGGACCCTTTCGCAACGAATGTGCGAAGAGAGTCCACCGAGATGAAATGAAGTTGAGAACTATTATATACTTGACAAGTTGTTTCAACGCAAGAAATAAATTATTTTTTACTTGACACGGTTTTTGGCTGATTTCCGGGATAATTATTTACTTGATATATCCCATAATTTACTGTATAATATGGGCAGAAAGAAGTTGAGATGACAAGGGAATATATTAAAAGTGGATTACACAGCAACAAGCCTAAGAGCTATCACAATTACGGGAGTTTCGATCACATTATGTTAAGTTTAAAAAAGTTTGATGAGTGGCTGCACAAGTCACACAGAGGAAATAGAATCTCCTATTATAGAGGATTCATATTCGCGCCGAATGAGCAGAAGCTTTCACCCACGCTTGATTTCAAGCGCGTGGAGAAGCTGGCAAAGCACGTACGCAATGCCTACAACGGCAACCTCGTTACACTCGTACAGAAAAGGCATGACAATTTTGACTATGAATACATTGCGGTGCGTCTATGATCTGGGCCATCATTTCATTTTTTATCATACCCATTAAGGTCGTCATTGCTTTGTGGATAGTATACCATCTTTACATGTGGGTATTAGGCATATGAGTTTATATAAAAGATTAGTAAAAGAGAAAGACCGTCTTGGAAAAAAAGCACTGCGCTTTCCAAAGACGAAACAAGAGTTGCTCGACCGTAAACGATGGGAGAGGGTTTACACGATCCTCACCCGCCGTTACGAATATGGATTAGAGAGTCACATGGATGAGATGCGACGACAAGACCATTTGGATGAAGTTGAAACCATAAACCAGAGGAGGTAACATGGCTAAAACACCACTACAAAAAATCAAGGCACAGCTTGATAAACTAAACAAATTACATGAAAAGGAAGAAGCAATCGTTGAGAAAATCAATGAGATCATTGAGGAAGAGGAAGATGATTATAACTTCGAACACGAAGGAACTGATTAATGGACCCCGTAACTTTTGCTTATATATTTTTCGGAACGCTATGGATCATTGGGGTTCTTAGTTAATATAACAGATAAGGAGAAAAATGGCTAGCGGATGGAAAAGAGAATTCAAGAATGCAGGAACCATGCACACACAAATAAATGGAACCATTAACCGTACTCCAGGAACCGGCAAGCATTTCATGGGTAGGATATTGCAGCGAATGAACAAGAAATTTAAGAGGAAAAAGAAGCGTGGTTGATACTACGAAGTACAAATCCATTGCGATAAAGATTCCTTATTATGACGTGTTGGTACGTATGGGGGAGACCATGCATCGTGGGCCGGGACAAGAAATGATGCATTTAATTGAGAAAGAATCTGTCCAGAGAGGAATGAAAATAAGAAATGAAAGAATTAGAAAAAGTAAGAAAAGAGATTAAGGCTGTTCTTATTGAAGGTGAACAGAACAATGAAGCATTCCACTGGCTTGTTGACAAGCTGGGGATGATTCGCATGTATGACCAAGGACTGCCCATTCACATGGTTCTTGGAATCATTGATGAATGGATGGAGGATGTAGAGGAGCGAAACCGTGTTAAAGCATTGGAAGGATTTGATGAAAGGCATATTCAAAAAGCCTACGCAAGTGTACAAACAAAATGGGACACAAGAAACAACTAGAATGGATATTAATTCTGTTCCTATGGTGCGTGTTCACTGGGTAGATGCACGTGATACCGAAACGGGTTGGCTTGACATCAAGGATATTATTAAGGCTCCTCTTGCAAACTGCATGGAGGTTGGCTGGATGGTCGTGAATAATGACGAGAAGGTCGTGATTATGCGCTCGTGGTGCAAGGATAAGGACGACAACAGCGGTGGTGGCGTAACAGCTATACCCAGTGGTTGGGTAAAGAAAATAGAATATTTGAGTGTGGGACATGCAGACGTACGAAATTAATTTATGGCAAAACAAAAAGGTTATTGAGAAGGTAGTCAAGCAGTTTGAGGGTGATGAGAAGGTCCTGGAATTTATAAGGGAACATTTTGATAAGGAAGAAGAATTACCTAGATTAGACCGCGAAAAAGGATATCTTCGGCCCAAAAAGAGTGATATAATAATTACATGGTCCAAAATAGCTACATATGTACGCAAGAATGCGCCAAAAAGACTTGGTCTTGATGAGCATGAGCAAGAGCTTAAGGATACATTGGATAAGTCAATTACCCAGGAGACTATTAATCAATGGGGAAAGAATGAGATGTTTAGGCATGTAAGAAATAATTATGGACCAAATCCCGAGGCCAAAGGATATGATGAGTTTCCAGGGAGACGTGATCCTAGATATGACCGAAAGTAAAGCTAAATATGACAAGCGATTAGGATGGATTATGAAAAAGAAAATTAAAAAGGAAGGATTGACACCCAAACAAAAATGGGTATTTGAGGCCATCAAGGACTTCATTCAACACAATGGACACTCACCTTCTTATGAGGAGATTAAGCAGCTGATGGGGTCAAGATCAAAGAGTCATGTGCATGCATATGTGCATAGATTAGCGACACGTGGATGGATAGGATTTGGAAATGGCAGAAATCGGTCAATTTACATTTTATAATGGGTCACCATAGTGATATATTTGCTCAAAAGTTTTTTTTATTTACGTACCGGGGACGAAACTGGTGCCACAGTGACACATTTGATGATTAATCTATATAAATCAATCATTTATTATGTGGCACCTATGTGTCACTACTCTAGACGACGCAAGGCGCTTTTTTGTTTTTTACAAAACAAAATGAGTAAAAATATAACTATACCAGGGGGTTATAAGTGGTAGATGAACGATTGAAAGGTGCCACAAGTGGTGCCACAAATGTGGTCAAAAAGAGGCAATGGATTCCAGGCGAAAAGGGTCATGGACGTCCAGGAGTTCCTGGCAGTGGTGGAGCTAAACACCACCCACTTAGAGCTGATGGATTGACTGACAAGCAGCAGATCTTTGTCAAGATATTCACTGAGAATGAAGGTAGGATGACACCTACTGAATGTGCTAGACAAGCTGGCTATGCCGAGGCATCGGCGAGTATAACAGCGTCTGTTTTATTGAATGGTAAAAGATACCCCAAAGTGGTAGAAGCTATTCTTGCACGACGTGCTGAGATGGAAAAGACACATGAAGTTAAACTAAATAAGCATGTACAGGAATTGGCTAGGCTGCGTGAAAGGGCTCTTAATGAGAAATCTTATAGTGCTGCTGTTAATGCTGAGCGCTTGCGGGGTCAAGCCGCAGGATTGTACATTGACCGCAAAGAAATTAGAACGGGAAGTATTGATAGTATGTCCCGTGAGGACGTTTTAAATAAGTTAAAGGAAATAGGATTAGATGGAAAATTTAAAAGGGAAGGAAATCAAACTGTCCTTTCGGTCGAAGAGAAATCCAGTAGCGAAGGAGCTGAAGACATCACCGAAATACAAACAGAGGATAGTGAGGGACAAGACAAAGTATGACCGTAAAACCGGAAACAAACTTTTGGAAGAATTTAAAGACGTTATTAGACGGTGGTGACTATATTGTTTCACGCCTTGAATCATATGTCACACCCGGTTTTCCAGATTGCATAATATTTCACAATGTTACAGGATTCTTTACAGTTGAGTTAAAAATAGTTCAACCTAATAATAAAATACACCTCTCTCCCTTCCAAATTGCCTGGAATTCACGTCATGCGATAGCTGGAGCACCTTCTTACATCTTAGTTAACCTACCCCTCAAGGGTACGGTTAAACTGTTTCACGGGTGTAAATCCAAGGAACTAGGGCATAGCACCTTGGACCAAGTACCCGGGTTATACGAGGGAAGGCTCGAGGACCTCGATTTTCTCAAACTCCCAAACTCCTGCAAAAGATCTTAACCTCACTATGTGGGCCGTGGTCCTAGCTGCTGGGGCACCGGGCGCGCCCGGGGTTTCCTGTCAAGTTCAAACTCCGAAACTCCATAGGGGAAGCCAAAATCCTTAATTGGTCTACGCATCTCAGATCCTGGAGCTGGGCCCGGGCTGCAAAGAACTGGCGTCAGAAATAGTTCAAATGAGTTGTTGCATTGTGGATAAGTTTATGGTATAATACATGTAGAAAGA